GCATGAAATCGCATAATCCGAAAGAGCTCCTGGAGTTAGCTAATGGTGCAGGCTATGGTGCCCCGCTTTGTTGTCGCAAGTTAAGCGTCGACGAAGTGTATTTTGTGAGAAGGTGTGTTGAAGTTGTAGTGAATCTTTGTGTATTATATGGTTTTGATCGTGATGGGTACAGTTTAAAAAGTACTCAGGACCATTGGTTAAAAGCATGTAGTATGACGAATGAACATCCGATGAAGTTTGTAAAGTGGAAGATCAGTGCATTTTATTCATATTGGCGAACTAAGTATGATAATGCAATGATGACGTCGGAAGAAAAGAAGGTTTGGGCCCTTCACGTACAAGAGATGCCTGTTCCACCTAAAGGAGTGGATATGGTTACCCTACGTGAACATCCTGGTTCGCTTTTATGCGGACAGGGATATGCCTGGATTCAGATTTTCTTCTTGAAGGATCCTGTTTTGTTCAATTCTTTTATCACTTCTATCCTCAGAAGTAAGACTGGGATGCCTCGCCCTGGTGAAAAACTTATGCGGGAGTCTGCGGAGAAAACCTTTGTTTCTCTGACGACTGCTCCAGCTGATCAACCGGATATTGAAATCCCGTTGATGCATAGAGTTTCACCTGGTGAGACAGTTCCAAGCCATTCTGTGGATAAAGCTTTAATTGAATTTGAGTTAATTAGAACAGTTGCCGAGTTATTTCGTGGTGAGCGTTATACTGAAGAGGATAGAATGAAACCATTCTTCCCCAGTACTAATGCTAATTACAATAACTCCCGAAGTGGTCTCGGTGCTATCGGGGCTATATTGGAAGATCCTGACCTTCTTGAAGGTCTTCATTGTGACGAAAAGTTAGTAGATGTTCATTCTGTGGTTCATGATAGTGGAAGTTGTTATGTAGTTGATAACGGTAAACTGAAGAGAAAATTTGCTATTCTCTATCAACGTATAGTGGAGAAAGCGATTTTGGAACAACCGTACGCGATTCCAGTGCCACTCTCTGAAGCCCTGAAGGTTAGAGTTATTACTAAGGGTCCTCCCATGACTTATACAGCATTAAAACCGCTGCAGAAGTTTATGTGGAGAACTCTCCGTAAAAATCCTTGCTTTCAGCTCATCGGGGAGCCGGTCTCTGCACGATTCGTATCGCGGCGTATGGGTAAATTAAGGAAGGGTGAAGCCTTTTTAAGTGCTGATTATACTGCTGCCACCGATAACCTCTATTCTTGGGTTTCTGATATTATTGTTGCTGCCATTGCTATGGAATTGAATCTACCTCGTGAAGAGGTACATTTATTTTTCAAAGCTATGACTCAACATATATTAGTTCATCCCGAGAACAAGCAGTTACGTAGTGGACAGCGGCGTGGTCAGCTTATGGGTTCCATCGTTTCTTTTCCAATCTTGTGCATTGCTAATGCAGCTATTTGTCGGTATGCGCTTGAATTTGATTCTGATTCTTTTGGTCAAATTCTCTTGAAGGATGCTAAACTTGCTATTAACGGTGATGATGCCATTTTAAAAGTGACAGGTCGTGGCCATTATATATGGAAACAACTTGCTGCATTTATTGGTATGTCCCCGTCAGTGGGAAAAGTTTATTTTTCTAATCGATTTCTTAATATCAACTCTCAAACCTATGATTACCATCATAACGGTTTTATCTGTGCATTGGACACTAAAGAATTAATTAGATTTGAAGAGATTCAATCTATTAACCTTGGTCTAATGTACGGACTCAAACGTAGTGGTAATTTTGGTGAGAGAGCTGACGATAATGAAACCGGTGAGCATTCTTCACTTGGAGCGCGTGCACATGAGCTTATTCAAGGAGCTCCCGAGCAAATGCGTGAGAAATTATTGCAACAATTTATTTCTCATAATTCAAGATCTCTAAAGTTAGTTAATTTACCGTGGTTTATCCCTAGTGCACTGGGAGGTTTAGGTTTACCGATAGTAGGTCGTTTTACTCCTGATAAAATTGACCTCAGATTGGCCAGATTGATTCATGATCATCCATCGAGTTTTGTTTTTCCTGCAAAACCTATGGTTAACTCATGGTTAGTATGGCATTATGCTATGGCACGCTATAAGTTTGTCGAAGCTGATGTCGTTTATTCATCATTTGTTACTGAGTCATCTGACCATGCTGCTAGTGTGAGCGATATTCGTGGTTGGTTCTGTATCGAAAGTTTATTTCGACTCGGTTCCAATCGTCTTTATCGTCCTCAAACGAAGTCAAACAAAAAGTTTGATCACTCTAAAGCATGGGAAAATCTCCGATCTTGGTCGGCTGTTTGGTCTGGTGCCCTCAAACAGAAAAAGATACCTCTACCTGAACCCTATAATGTGCAAAACTTCCCCAAGCCAGACGATAATGTTCTGGATTGGAAAATAATTCCAACACACGGTTCTCGTGTAGATAATAATGTATGCTTCTTAGATAAACGTATTTTAACGTCAGATTTAACTGAGTTGAACCTCAGTGACAAAAACGAGCAATCGGCTGATTAAAAGAATCTGAGTAATTGATATTGAACTGTGGATGTAATTAAGCTGACACTAAGACGAGCTGGTGATTCATTCCTTTTCTTCGCTATATGCGATTTAGAGGAGTGATGATCGAACGGATCGAACGTGTTATTCAGTGATTACATCCTGATTGATATTAGTTATTAAGGTTAGTATGAATATGAGTTCTAATGGTAGTATTATTATTTGATACACTTGGACAACTTTTCACAACCCATAGGGGGTGAACTTGCTACTGAAGAGTAGTACCGTCTTTGCACAGAACGGCATCCCGTCATGTCTCGCATCAGCCTTTGTTCCTTATTATGAACTTGGG